TATAAACTACCATGATGATAAGTAGACTATTTATAACTATAAAGCATTAAGATATGTCTAATTTTAATATACATGACTGGCGGTTTAATAACCTACTAAAAGAAGGTAAAGACGAAAAGCCGAAGTTTGCCGATTTCGAATATCGGGTCGCACTTTTATTTAAACCTGGAGAAAAAACCGAGAAAGAGATCCGCAACTATGCAAGAGTCCCATTTAGAAAGGCAATAGACGCCTGGGAAGCTGGAAGACCTTGGGAACACTTTCTTCCAAAAACACTCCCGGACTTTACAAATATGTGGAATAACAGGAACGTGAAGGAAGCTAAGAAAAAAGATCCTATAAGAAGAGAATTAGATTCAGAAACAGGTTTAGAACCACTTCCCAAAGAATGGTATTCTAAATACTATACGGTTGATTTTTACATGGATGGACCTCGTTATTTTGTTAATAAGACGGGAGAGGAGGTCGACTATATGGATATAGTAAACCATTACGAAAAAGAAACAGGTAAAAGTATTGTTGATTTATTTAAAGAGGTTGATGAAGCTAAGAAAAAAGATCCTGTAAGAAGAGATACAGAAGAAGAAAGAGAAGGTCTAAGACAGGCAGGAATTAGAACAACGGAGAAAACCTTCACAGACAGGAAAGCTAGACAGAAAAGAGGTTATGAAAAACATAAAGGAGTAAGGTATGAAGAAGCAGTCCAAGAAGCCGTTAGAAAGCTTGAAGAGTCAAGAAAACAAAAGCAAAGCTCTTGATAGAATAGCAACCAAACTCATTAACCAAGCAGACTACTACGATAAACTCAAAGAAAAAAAAATAACAGGAAACTTTTTCAATCTATTTGACGATGAAGATTAAAAAATCAGAATTACAAGACATGGTAAGCAGAGCCATTGAGAAGGTTTCCAAATCAATGGACATAGCTCCTCCTGTAAAAAAAGAGAGAACTGATCATTACCTAGTCTATAAATTCCCTACTCTAAAGAACGCACTAACCAGTTTACTTGGAGAACAGTATATGGATTTTGTAGATGTAATCGACTGGGTAGTGCCAAGACCTTCCACTTTCAAGGTAGATTTACAGAACGGAGAAGTGTTCTTTCTTAAATGGACAGGTAAATCATATCAAGCTCAGATCGCAGGAAAACGGTATAATACTGCAGTAGTATCAGAGTACCAGCAAGCTTTAGAGGCTTTAGGAGAATTACTTAAGTACAATCCTATTAAGAGAACTCAAGAGGAAGGTTTTAGTGATGACGGACAGCAGATAGACCTTGGAGCAGAACCAGGAGACCTAGGAGGAGGTACAGAACCAGGTGAAGGTCCTGATTATGAACTAACACAAGGAACTCCTGAAGAAGAAGCAGATATCGAAGCTATTCCAACAACTTAATAAAGTAGGGATATAAGGAAAGTTTACATATATTTATAGTATATGGTTAAACTTATTAGTAAAATACAGCCCTACATTGTGACTGCTGGAATTCTACTCCTTACATTTTTTCTAGGAAAAAGCTGCAACGACACCTCTGTGCCTGACGTAGAGACAAGGAACTATACAGATACAAACTGGGTTGAAAGACAGAGAGAGGTAAGAGTACCTGTAGATTCATTAGTTCCTAGAGACACTCTTATACCCATCTTCGATACCATAGATTTTAAGATAGATACTCCAAGTATTATTCGAGATTACTTCTCAAAAAAATTCTACGAAACAAACTACACAGACGACACAGCAACCTTCTGCATAGAGGATACGATCTCACAGAACTCTATTACAAGTAGAGTCTTTACAGTAAATTATAAAATACCGTATATTAAAGACTCAACCTACACAGAGATTACAAAGTACAAGAATGGATTTTATGTCGGAGGAAGTTTAGGAATGTTAGGACAAAATCAATCTATTACACCTAGTATTCTATTCATCGATAAAAGTAGATCAAGCTACAGTATAGGATACGATCTTATACAGAGAAACCTTACCTTTGGGTACTACTACAGACTGGACAGATGAGCGAATCTAGACCAAAGACGACACAGGAGGTAAAAGCTATGATTCGGAAGGAGTATGCTAAATGCGCTTCCGATCCTGTATACTTTATGAAGAAGTATGTCTATATTCAAAACCCGTCTAAAGGTAGAATACTTTTCCATTTATATCCCTTTCAGGAAAAAGTATTACAGCAGTTTAGGAAAAATCAATTTAACATTACCCTTAAATCCCGTCAGCTAGGAATTTCAACCTTATCTGCTGGGTTCTCTCTATGGTTAATGTTATTTCATAAGGATAAAAATATCCTTGCTCTTGCAACAACACAGGCAACTGCAAAAAACCTTATCACAAAGATTAGGTTTGCATACGATAATTTACCTTCTTGGTTAAAAATTAAGACAGTTGAAAATAATAAATTATCTATAAGACTAGCTAACGGCTCTCAAGCTAAAGCTGTATCATCCAATGCCGATGCTGCTAGATCGGAAGCTGTATCCCTCCTTATCATTGATGAAGCCGCCTTCATCGATAACATTGGAGAGACATTTGCTTCAGCTCAACAAACACTTGCAACCGGAGGACAATGTATTGCACTTTCTACTCCAAACGGAGCTGGTAACTGGTTTCATCAAACATGGGTGAAAGCTGAAGAGAAAGAAAACTCTTTCGTACCTATAAGATTACCCTGGACAGTTCACCCAGAGAGAACACAAGCATGGAGAGATCAGCAAGATAAAGACCTAGGCTACAGACTAGCAGCTCAGGAATGCGACTGCGATTTCACCACCTCTGGAGATACAGTATTTGAACCAGAACTCATTAATTCAATTGAAGAAGAATTTACAAAAGATCCTTTAAATAGAAGAGGATTAGATTCAAACCTCTGGGATTGGGAACCTGCAAGATACGACAGGGATTATATGCTCGTAGCGGACGTAGCTCGTGGAGATGGATCAGACTACTCAGCATTTCACATCTTCGATATAGAATCAGTAGACCAAGTAGCAGAATATAAAGGTAAGTTATCTCCTAAGGATTTTGGCAGATTAATTGTAGGTGCCGCCACTGAGTATAATATGGCATTAGTAGTTGTTGAAAATGCATCTATAGGATGGGCTACAATTGAACAAATACAGGAGATGAACTATAGTAACTTATACTCATCTCCAAAGGGAGGAGACCAACTTGACCTAGAATCATACTTTAGTAAAGTAGAGAGAGGAGAGATGATTCCCGGATTTAGTATGACACCTAAAACAAGGCCTTTAGTTATTGCTAAAGGAATCGAATATGTAACGAATAAAAGCGTTAATATTAGATCTAAAAGACTTATTGAAGAGCTTAGAGTGTTTGTATGGAAGAGCGGAAAAGCACAATCAATGGCCGGATATAATGACGATTTAGTAATGTCCTTCTGCACCGCAATGTACGTTAGGGATACAGCATTAAGGATGCGACAAATGAACATAGATCTAACAAGAGCTCAGTTAAACACTATGGCTACTATTAATGATGGCCGAAACACTATTTATAACAAACCCTCTACTAATAATAACCCCTACACTATGCAGAATAGTAAAGGAGGTTCTGAAGATATTAGTTGGTTATTTTAACAGATAAATAATGGCGAATAAATCACTTTTTTCAAGATTAAATAGGTTATTCTCTAACGACGTAGTCATTAGAAATATTGGGGGAAATCAACTCAAGGTAGCTGATGTAAATCAAATTCAAACAGCAGGAAAGTACCGCACTAATTCCTTAATGGACAGGTATACAAGACTGTATGTGAATAAGAACTGGAATATCTACAATCCAAACCAGAACTACCAAACACTAAGACAGAACCTATACTCAGACTACGAAGCCATGGACACCGATCCAATCATTGCTTCTACTCTAGATATCATTGCTGACGAAACTACCTTGAAGAATGAGCAAGGTAAGTTATTGACAATTAGAACTCCCAACGAGACCATTCGTCAAGTACTTGATAATCTTTTCTACGATGTACTTAACATCGAATTCAACCTCTGGACTTGGACGAGACAGATGGCAAAATTTGGAGATTTCTTCCTTAAATTAGAAATTTCAGAAAAGTTTGGAGTATACAACGTTATACCTTACACTGTATACAATATGGCAAGATTTGAAGGAGATCAAGACCAAGACAATCCTTCAAAAGTACAGTTTATCATGGATCCAGATGGATTAACAGCAACTCTTGATCCAAACTATCTTCCAAATACACAGAGACATGCAATCAAGTTAGACAACTACGAAGTAGCTCACTTTAGGTTACTATCTGATGCAAACTACCTACCATACGGTAGATCTTACATCGAACCAGGTAGAAAGATTTTCAAGCAGCTAACATTGATGGAAGATGCAATGTTGCTCCACAGAATTGCTAGATCACCAGAAAAGAGAATCTTCTATATTAATGTAGGTTCAATTCCGCCAAATGAAGTAGAAAACTTCATGCAGAGGACTATTAATAATATTAAGAAGACTCCTTATATTGATGAGCAGACCGGGCAATATAATATGAAGTACAATATGCAGAATATGCTTGAGGACTTCTATATTCCGGTAAGAGGAAACGACACAACTACAAAAATCGATACTACCCCTGGATTAACTTATGATGGAATTCAAGACGTAGAATACCTAAGAGATAAACTCTTCTCAGCTCTTAAAGTACCGAAAGCATATCTAGGTTACGAAGGGGAGTTGAACGGTAAAGCAACTCTAGCAGCAGAGGATATTAGGTTTGCAAGAACGATTGAAAGGATTCAAAGAATTATTGAAAGCGAGTTAACCAAGATTGCATTAGTACACCTCTACTCACAAGGGTTTACTAACGAGAACTTAACTAACTTCGAACTTACACTCTCAAGTCCATCTATCATCTATGAACAAGAGAAGATTGCTCTAATGACAGAGAAGATTGATCTTGCAGATAGGATGATGAATTCAAACCTAGTACCTAGCGATTGGATCTATGAAAACATCTTTAATTTTACTCAAGAGCAGTATATTGAGATGAGAGATCTTGTTAGAGAAGATAAGAGAAGAGAATTTAGAAACAGTCAAATTCAAACAGAAGGAAACGATCCGATGATCTCCGGAAAATCCTACGGTACTCCTCACGACCTAGCAACAGTTTATAGAGCAAACGCAGACGCTGCCGATCTTCCCGACGGATATAACGAAAAGAACCCGGTAGGGAGACCGGAAGAGCATGCATCCTTTATTGGTACAAATGATGACCCAATGGGGGGTAGAGATAGACTAGGAGTACATGGAATGAAGGGAGGATATCCATCTGACGGAGACGGTGAAACAATTAATATAAATGAAACTTTAGCAAAATCAGTTTACTGGAAACATAGAGATTACTTTAATAAGAAAGTTACTTTAGTGGAGGAAAAAGAAGAAGAACAACAACTAGATCTCTTAAAGGAAACTAACATTAAAGGGTTAGACAGTTAACCCTCTATTTATTAATAACACAGTACTGTATTATGGTAAAGATCAAGCATTCTAAGTATAAGAATACTGGGCTTCTATTCAACTTATTAACCAGGCAACTCACCTCTGATGTACTGGAGGGTAAGGAGTCCCCCTGTATAAAAGTAATTGAGAAATACTTTAAAGGAAAATCTATCCTAGCAAAGGAGTATAAACTCTACGAAGCCATTACCTCTCTAAGAGACACATCTCCAGAAAAAGCCTCTGCAACACTGACTACAGTTTTAGAATTATCTGCTAAATTTAACAAGGATATTCTTACAAAGCACAAATATAATCTCATAAAGGAGATCAAAGAACACTACGACTTAGAAGAATTCTTCAGCATTAAGACTCCAGAGTACAGAACGTATGCTGCAACATACTGCTTGATGGAAGCCCACAACACTCCTGACTTAGTTAACCCAGATACAATCATTGAGAATAAAACTACTCTTTTAAAGGCTATGACTACCCCAACAGTTACTAGAGAGGATTCAAGAGAAAGCCTTATTGAAGAGTTTTCAAAGTATGACAATGATTTAAGACTTCTTACATATAAAATTCTTCTTGAGAAGTTTAATAAGAAGTACACAACACTGCTTCCTGAACAAAGAGAAGTATTAAAAGAATTTATAGTATCGGTATCCTCTAGTAAAAAGTTAAAGAACACAGTAAACTCTAGAATAGAGGCAATCAAAGAAGAATTAAATACGTTAAATAATACTGTAGAAGATAACGTACTTAAGATTAAGATCAATGAGCTTTTAAATCATGTTACTCCGCTAAAAGCTAACGAAAGAGTAAAAGACAGCCATTTAGTTACACTCATGTCACAGTATGAATTACTAAAAGAGTTGAGAAATGGCGAAAGTAAGTAAAAAGGTATTACGAGAGCTTGTAGCAAAAGTTCTTAAAGAACAATCTGCTTCCGGAGCAGCTGGGGGATATTTAACAAAGTACGCTTTTACAAACCCTAACCAAAAAAGTAATAGAGCAACAAAATACCTAAAAAAACAAGGATTTAAACATCCAGGTAAATATAAGAGTAAAGCAATGGATGTTATTAGATGGTTTGAAGAAATAAATAAAAGTAACTAATGAGAACACTGCAAGAGAAATACATAGGTCTACAAAACGGCAACTACACAAAGGCTGAGTTTATTAGAGATGCTAGAAAGGAATGCTCAACAATTATATCTCCTTTCAATAGTGCCGATGATGCAATTAAGATTCTTAAAAATAAAGGAATCCTAACAGAGGAAGTAAAAAAGGAGGAGAATATTTATCCCACATGGAAGCCCGATTATATGGAAACTCCTGCATTTAACGCATCCTTATACCAAGTAGACTTAGGTATTAGAGTAGAACTCGCAGAGAAAGGTATTCAAGGAGTCCCTAATGAAGAGCAGTATAACAAAGCAAGAGAGAAAGCTATTAAAAATCTTGCAAAAGATCAATACTACTACACAACTCCTGATATCGAAGATGATAAGAGAGAGGATACCCTAAGACCTGTAGAACCTAACTCTACAAACCAGATGGAAAAAGTTAATGAAGTTTTAGGTAAATTCATTGAAAAGGCAATTAACGGATAATAGAATGAACAGTCTACTAGTAGAATACTTTCCATTTAAATCCACCCTTACGGAAGTAAGAAAAGGAACCTTTGAAGTTAAAGGCATTTGCCAAAGAGCCGGCAAGGAAAACCAAAACAATAGAGTCTACGATAAAAGAATTCTTGCTCGAGAGGTAGACAAGTATATGGATACCTTCGTAAAGCAAGGAAACGCATACGGAGAACTAGACCATCCAGACTCCCAAGTTGTAAATCTAAAAAATGCCTCCCACGTTGTAAAAGACCTATACTGGGAAGGAGATGATTTAATTGGAGTATTCGAACTACTAAATACCCCCTCCGGAAACATTGTAAAAGAAATCTTGAAAGGTGGTCATACAATTGGAACCTCTTCAAGAGGGGCTGGGACTGTCAAGCAGACAAATGAGGGATATTTAGAAGTAGATGATGATTTTGAACTAATCTGTTGGGACTTTGTATCGAATCCTTCAACCCATGGAGCATTCATGTATACAACCACCCTCAATGAAGGTAGAAATCCACAAATGGAGAAGTATGCAAAAGCACATACACTTGTTCAAGAACTACTATGTCTAACAGCTAATAAATGTGAATTAAAATGAACGTAGACTTATTTACCCACCCATTTGGCCTAGGAGGAGGAATATACCTCTCTGGATCCAATCAGACCTTTACCGGATCTTTTTACTGTATTGACCCAATTGTATCAACAACTGTAGTAGTAGAAACAACTCTACAAAATAACTACGGAAGCACAATTTCTGCTACTTTAGAAAATAAACCTTTTCTAGCACCTATGACTTCTGGATCAATTACCGGGGAGTGTATTGTATACAATGCCAATGAAACAGTAAGGTAAATCAATGTTTGGGCTAGGCTACGGAAGAACCTTCTCAATTGGTAAAACAGCAACTACCGGGGAAGCAACAATAATCTCGCAGGCATTCCAATCGCGTGTACAATCTGACGGCGGTACTGTCGAAAACCTTTCATGTGGGAGCAACCGAGTTAAATATTTACTTAATAACCCATGATATATGAGCTTTTTTGAAACCGCATCCTTAGTTTTCATATCTGATTTCGCTGCTGCCTCCGCTAGTGCTGTTAGCGGTAGTGGAACTAGTACAGGTAAAGCTTATAGTATTAAACCCACAGACGGAAGTGGAGATTTTGATTTTGAAAGAGGATCCGATATTACAGCTACTCGTGTAAATAAAGATGGGTATATTGAGAAAGGTAGAGGGAATCTATTGTTGCAATCAAATAATTTTGACACCACTTGGACTGACCCAAATGCTGATATCACAGGAGGGCAGGAAGGACGTGACGGCACCGCCGATGCTTGGGAACTTTCTTTGACTGGAACGTATGGACAAACCGCTCAATTCGTATCAACAAGTGGGGTCAACACACTTAGCTTCTATGCTAAGTCAGGGACATCAGACTTTGTAAGACCTTACATCGCAGGACCCAACAAGTACGCTTACTTTGATCTTCTGAACGGTCAGACAGGAACCCAAACTGGCGTGGCAAGTTCTATCGAAGATGCTGGTAATGGGTGGTGGAGATGTAGTTTTACCGTAGAAGGAGCCATTACAGACGTAAGGCTCCACGTTGCGGACAGCATTAGCACAATCGGAACAGCTACGAGTGGCTCCATCTACATCCAAGACGCACAACTCGAA